CCTTAGTTGAAGGCGATGTTTGGTTTGATACCGATGATGGCAACAAGCAATATTATTGGACTGGAACCGCTTGGGTATCTGTTCAAGATACGGCTATTGCAGCAGCAACAACTGCAGCAACTGCAGCAACTAATGCAGCAAATGCAGCAACGGCAGCAGCAGCAGCAGCTCAAACAACTGCAGATGGTAAAAACCGAATTTATCGCCAAACAACACAACCTACTGGTGGCACCTATGTTGAAGGTGATCTTTGGTTTGATACTGATGATGATAATAAGTTTTATAGATTTACAAGTGGCGCTTGGAGTGGTTTTACTCTTGGAGATGGTGCGCTTGCCTCTATTTCTGCCAATAAACTAACTGCCGGCACAATTGATGCTTCAGTTATTACTGTTTCAAATATTAATGCAGGCAATATCTCAACTGGCAGCCTTGCAGCAGATCGTATTTCTGCTAATAGCATCACCGGTGGAAAATTAGCCGTTGGTACGATTGAGGCCGTTTCTATTGCAGCAGCCACGATTACCGGAGCTAAAATTGCAGCAACTACAATTACTGCAGGAAATATTGCAACTGCCACAATTACTGCAGATCAAATAGCCGGTGCAACAATTACTGCTGCTGAAATTGCTTCAGAAACAATTACTGCTGCTGAAATTGCAGCAGATTCAATTACAGTTGATAGGCTCACTGCAGGCACCCTTACCGCCTTCACATTGCGTACATCTTCAGGCGCTCGCAGAGTTACAATTTCTGCAGCAAGCAATGCCATTTCATTTACTGAATCAAGTAGCGTAGTTGGTTGGGTAGGTCCAGCTTCAACTTCAGGCGTGGTTATGCACTACGGCAGCACTTTTAACGCAAATGTAACTACCTATCCAAATGCTTATGTATCTTCAGGTGATGCTCGAATTGCCTACAGTTCAGGTATTTATTGCCAGGTAAGTTCAACAGGCGTTGTTATGAATGGCGATGTATATACGCTTGATAGTTTTTACAATCAAGACCCAACAACAACAACCAATACTGCAAATACTTGGATGAGTGGAACTACTGGCCTTACACGCCGAAGCACTGCCTCAAGCCAACGATACAAAGAAAATATTGTTGATATTCGAACAGTGCCTGCACTAGACCCAAACAAATTACTATCTTTGCCAGTACGCGCTTTTACCTATAAGGCAGATTACCTAGATTCTGCAGATGATCGAGCCAATACGCCACTTCCAGGCTTTATTGCTGAAGAGGTTGCTCAAGTCTATGAAATTGCAGCAGATAAGAATGATGGCGTAATTGAATCTTGGAATGATCGTTTTGTTGTTCCAGGAATACTTGCACTTGTTCAGGATTTGCACGCAAGAGTAACTACATTAGAGGGTAACTAATGAATAATTATCTAGTTGGCTTTAATGATGATGGCACATTAATTACAGAAAAGGTGCAAGCATCTGATGCTGAACAAGCAAAAGTTGAAGCGCAACCATTGCATCCAGGCTTGCCTATTATCTTTGTAAAATGGATTAAATAAGGGGGAACAGAATGAACGAAAGCACCGAACTCAACATCAATCTTGTAATCGCATCATTGCGTGAGCAGATTGGACTATTAGCACTTGATAAGGCAATGCTTACTGCACGCCTTCAAGAGCTAGAAACTGAACAATCAACCACTAACTAATAACGGGAGATCCGCGCAAATGACCCCAGCAAATTGGGCAGGCTTAATAGTATCTATCATTGCAATCATTACTGCATTTGCAGGCGCAGTAAGATGGCTAGTTAAGCATTACCTTTATGAACTAAAACCCAATTCAGGCAGTTCGATGCGCGACTCAATCAACCGGCTTGAAACCCAGGTTGAAACAATACTCAAGATAATTCAAAGCAAATGAAGCCATTAGCCAAAAAAGCATCACCTGCAGCAATAGCGGTATTACGCCAAGCCACGGCACTCAAGCCTTTACGCAAAAAAATCAGTGATGGCCTTTTGCCATCTGCCGCGCATTTAAAGCAAAGCCCTAAATCAGATCACAATACAGGGTTGGCAGTTGACCTAACACACGATCCTAAACACGGGATTGATTGCGCTGAAATCTTTGAAAAGCTGAAAGAGGATAAGCGCGTTGATTACTTAATTTTCAACGGCTTCATTTGGTCAAAGGCTAAGTCAAAGCAAGGCAATCGCCCATATACAGGCTCAAACCTTCATAAGAAACACCTTCACATCTCAATCAGGGAAGAGTTCGCAAACGATACATCTCCCTGGTTTTGGTGGTATAACCAACCAAAGATAGTTACTCAGATTGGTGCTAAAATCGTGCCAATTCCTGCAAAAAAAGCATACAAAACAGAAACTTGTACCTGTTGCAAGGTTCACAAGTAAAGGGAGTTACACAATGGAACAAATGAAGCAAATTAGCCTTTCCTGGTTTCGTGCGGCAGCAGCAGCAGCAATTGCTCTTTATCTTGCCGGTGAAACAGATTTGAAAACTCTTGGAATGGCAGCCCTAGCAGGCGCTGCAGGTCCAATTCTCAAGTGGCTTGATTCTTCAGCCGTTGATTTTGGTAGAGGATCAAAGTAACCCTTACTATTTTTTGGAGCAAATAAATGGCAGCAGGCACACTTAATTTTACGATTGAGCAGGGTGCAACTTTCAACCTTCTCTTAACTTGGGAGATTGATGGCACACCCGTAAATATCACCAATTGGACTGCTCGCCTTGCGGCTCGCGTAGATGTTGAAGATAGTGAAGTTATCCTTTCGCTTACAACAAGCAATGGTGGCATTACTCTTGGCGGTGCAGCAGGCACAATTAGCCTCAATCAAACTGCAACCCAAACTGCGCTTTTGCCTGCAGGAACTTATGTTTATGATTTAGAGCTAATTTCTGCAGTTGGCGCAGTAACCCGTTTGGTTCAGGGTGAGTTAAATATTTCACCTGAGGTAACTCGATGAGTTCAATTGTCTATGTATCCTCAAGCACAACTGATGTAATTGTTGAGATTGCTTCAACTGCAGAGGTAATTATTTCCAATGAGCAAGGCCCACAAGGCCCTGCAGGTGCCACTGGCCCTACAGGTCCAACCGGTGCCACTGGCCCAATTGGACAAACAGGCGTAACTGGCCCTATCGGTGTTACTGGTCCTAGTGGTGCTACGGGTCCTACAGGATCTACTGGCCCTATCGGTCCAACAGGCGTAACTGGTCCAATTGGTGCCACTGGCCCCCAGGGTATTCAGGGCATCCAGGGTATTCAAGGTGTTGAAGGTCCAACCGGTGCTACAGGTCCGCAAGGTGATGTTGGCGCTACTGGCCCGCAAGGTGAGATTGGCCCAACAGGCGTAACTGGTCCTATCGGATCAACTGGCCCTATCGGCCAAACTGGACCGCAAGGCATCCAAGGTATTCAGGGTATTGAAGGCCCAACAGGTGCAACAGGTCCAACTGGCCCCGTAGGTGCCACTGGCCCACAAGGTGCAACCGGTGCAACCGGTGAAGTTGGACCTACTGGCCTTACTGGTCCAACGGGTGCTACAGGATCTACCGGACCGATTGGCGCTACAGGTGCCACTGGTCCTACAGGCGCAACCGGTGCTACAGGTCCACAAGGTTACTCAACTGGCCGTTTCTACTATTTCAATGAATCCGTTACAGAATTAACAGGATTTAAGCAATTAGGTACAGAGCCAACAACTGCCGCAATGGCAACTGTTACTAACTCTGTTGCAGGAAACTCAACCGAGTTAATGCAGCAATACATAAGCGAGCCTTTTGGATTTACCTTAATCCCTTCAGGCGCACAACGCTTTTATATGTATTTCTCAAAGCCTTCAAGCGGTGCAGATGTTTTAGCTTTTGCACGCCTGAAGTTAGCCAATAATGCAGGTACTGTTTTAGCAACAATTGGTGATACAGATTCAACATTAATTCCTTACGATTCAACAAATCCAATGCTTACTCAGCTTGAGATTGTGTTGCCAAGTTCGGCAGTTGCAGAAACTGATCGTATGATTGTTGAAATTTATGCAACCAATAATGAAAATCAGGCTCAAAGCATCAATTTCTACACTGAAGGATCACAACATTACTCTTATGTAATTACATCACTTCAGGCAGTCGAAGGCCCAGTTGGTGCAACAGGTCCAACAGGTGCAACAGGCCCCGTAGGTCCAACCGGTGATACTGGCCCTACTGGTCCAATTGGTGCCACTGGCCCCGTTGGTGCTACAGGCGCAACAGGTCCGCAAGGCGTAACAGGCGATGTAGGACCTACTGGCCCTGCAGGATCTACTGGCCCTATCGGTGCAACCGGTGCTACTGGCCCGCAAGGTATCCAGGGTATTCAGGGTGAAGTTGGTGCAACTGGCCCTGTTGGTGCAACTGGTCCGCAAGGCGATGTTGGATCAACTGGCCCTGTTGGTGCTACTGGCCCTGTTGGTGCTACAGGTGCTACAGGTCCACAAGGTATTCAAGGAATTCAGGGTGAAGTTGGAGCAACTGGCCCTGTAGGTCCAACGGGTGCAACGGGTCCACAAGGTATTCAAGGTATCCAGGGCGATGTTGGTGCAACCGGCCCTGTTGGTGCAACTGGTCCACAAGGTGTAACAGGCGATGTTGGCCCTACAGGATTACAAGGCCCAACTGGACCGCAAGGCGCAGTTGGAGCTACAGGTGCAACTGGCCCTGTTGGTGCAACAGGTGATACTGGCCCTGCCGGTGCAACCGGTGCAACTGGTGCAACTGGCCCTGCCGGCCAAGATGCAGCAGCGTACATTGTTGATTATCTTGATGGTGGACCTTCAGCGATTAACCCAGACATTATTTACAATGCAGGAACTTCAACAACTTCAACTTGGACCTATACTATTGATGCCGGTGGAGCATCAGTTTCTTTCTAACAATCAGGAAAAGGTAAAAAATGACCTCAAGACTACAAAACCGCCGCGACACCGCAGCAAACTGGACTTCAAACAATCCAACACTTGCTGCAGGTGAAATTGGACTTGAAACAGATACCACTAAATACAAAATGGGCGATGGTACTACTGCCTGGAACTCTTTGGCGTATGCCTACACTGCAGGCGCAGCAGGTGCTACAGGTCCAACTGGCCCAACAGGTTCAGTAGGTCCTTCAGGTGCAACAGGTATTACTGGCCCAACAGGGCCGATTGGTGCAACAGGTCCTAGTGGTGCAACAGGTCCTAGTGGTGCAACAGGTCCTAGTGGTGCAACAGGTGCAGGCGGTGTTGAGGCAGTAAATGCTCAAACAGGTACAACATATACTTTTGTTTTAACAGATCGTGATGATTTAGTTACTGCATCAAATGCTTCAGCTCAAACTTACACAATTCCACTTAATTCAAGCGTGGCATTTCCAACAGGCTCACTTGTAAACCTTATCCAAATTGGAACAGGCCAAATAACAGTAGTTGGCGCAGGCGGCGTAACACTTAACTCAACAGGTGGTACTTCAGCGCAGCCAAAGACTAGAGCGCGTTACTCAGTAATGACTTTGATTAAAGCCGGAACAGATACCTGGTACGCAACGGGGGATGTGAGCTAAATGCCTATTCTTGGGGTTATTGCATCAGGCATTAGCGGTAATTTAAATCTTGTTGTAGATGTGCTTGTTGTTGCAGGTGGCGGTGGCGGTGGAACTCGCGCTGGTGGCGCTGGTGGAGCAGGTGGATTAGTTGGTTTTTCATCTCAAACACTTGCACTTAATTCTTCACATACAATCACAATTGGCGCTGGTGGAAATGGTGCGGCTTCATCACCGAATGATGCAAGCGGTAGCGCTGGAACTAATTCACAATTTGGCACTTTAACCGCAGCAGCAGGTGGCGGTTTTGGTGGTGGAGCAACTGTAAATGGTGGCAATGGTGGCTCTGGTGGTGGTGGTGGTAATAGTTCATCATCAGGTGGATCTGCTACACCTTCGGGCCAAGGAAATGCTGGTGCTGCTGGATCATCTAGCCGTGGTGGCGGTGGCGGTGGTTCTGCTGCTGCTGGTCAAAGTGGAACTGCTAGTGGTAATGGTGGAGCAGGTGTTTCAACCTATTCATCTTGGGGAGCAGCAACTTCAACTGGTCAAAATATTAGTGGAACTTATTATTACGCCGGCGGTGGCGGTGGCGGTGGAAATGTTAGCGTTGCTGCAGGTACTGGTGGTGCAGGTGGCGGTGGCAATGGTTCAGGAAATGATTCAACCGCACCAGGAACTTCAGGCACTTTAAATACTGGTGGCGGTGGTGGTGGTGGTGGTTCAACTTCAACTGCAGGCAATACACCAGGCGGTGCAGGCGGTTCAGGTATTGTTATTGCTCGATACTCAGGCTCTCAAAAAGCATCAGGTGGAAATACTGTAATTACAACAGGTGGATACACCTATCACACATTTATTTCATCAGGAACTTTTAACACAATACCATCTTATGTAGCAAAAGCTGCTGGTGGAACTGTAACTACAGATGGAACTTACTGGTATCACACATTTACAGGTTCGGGAACATTTACCCCAACACAATCTATAAGTGCAGATATGCTTGTTGTTGCAGGTGGCGGTGGCGGTGGTTCAAATCGTGGTGGTGGTGGTGGAGCAGGTGGATTATTAGGATTCACGGCACAATCGCTTACTGCACAAAATTATGCAGTAACTGTTGGAGCGGGTGGTCCAGGTGGATTAGGAACATCAACAAGCAATGGTGGTAATTCACAATTTGGTGCTTTAACTGCATCCGTTGGTGGCGGTAGAGGTGGAAATTCACAACAAGCCGGTGGAACAGGTGGTTCCGGCGGTGGCGGTGGAAATGAATTGCAACAAAATCCAACACCTGCTGGTGGATCACCAACAAGTGGCCAAGGTAATGCAGGTGGAACTTGTAATCCTAGCGATAAAATTGCTAGTGGTGGTGGTGGTGGTGGTGCCGGTAGTGCTGGTTCAAATGGATCGGGTACTGCTGGTGGTGCTGGTGGGTCAGGTTCAAGCGCGTATTCTTCTTGGGCTAGTGCTACATCTACAGGTGTTAGCGGTTCCTATGCAGGTGGCGGTGGTGGATATGGCGTTGGCTCAATAGGATCTGCTGGATCAGGTGGTGGTGGTACAGGTGCTGCTGGAACACTTAACAATGGCAGTAATGGAACATCAAACACTGGTGGTGGTGGTGGTGCTACAAGCGATGCTGGAATTCTTTACAATGGTGGTTCAGGAATTGTTATTATTCGATATGCAGTCTAACTAGGGGGAAAAATGACTAAAGACAATGTAACAAAAATCAAAGAGGAAAAAGCAACTCAGTGCTTTTCTTTTGAAGTAAAAATGTTGGTTCATATCATTGCAGATGATGAAGCAACTGCTAAAACTCAGCTTGATGAAAAAGGCGGGATAGTTACAAAGCGTGAAGTTGAACTATTGAACGCAATAACACTTTATGGAGAAAAGGAACAGTAAATGGCTCATTATGCAAAAGTTGAAAATGGCGTGGTAACTCAAGTTATTGTTGCCGATGGGCCTGATTGGTGTGAACAAAATCTAGGTGGCGAATGGATTCAAACTTCATATAACACTTTTGGTGGGGTTCACTCAGGCGGAAAAATGCCAATCCACAAGAATTATGCAGGAATTGGTTACACATTTGATGGCGTAGGATTTGCAGCACCAAAGCCATTTGAATCTTGGACACTAAACCCTGATTCATACCTTTGGGAAGCGCCTACACCAATGCCTACTGATGGCAAGCGCTATGAATGGGATGAAGCAACACTTTCTTGGCTTGAAATAGTCGAATAACGCACTAACCAGGGGGGATAATGCGGTTTCATATTGTAGCTTTGCCTCATACTCAGGTTACAAAAGAGTATGCAGGATGTGCCTTTACTGAAAAGGTACGCCGTTTTGTAATGATGATGAAGGCTCAAGGCCATACTGTTTATTTGTATGCCGGCGAGCAATCTGAAGGTGTCGAGGATGAGCTAATCACCTGCATATCTGAAGAGATGCGAGCGCAAGCCCAAGGATCTAATCACTACACAAGCGTTTCATTTGATATATCCCTGCCACACTGGCAAACCTTCAATGGCAACGCTATCCGAGAGATAGCAGCGCGATTTGAAGAGCAAGATTTCATTTGCTTAATCGGCGGTGGCGCACACAAGCCAATTGCCGATGCCTTCCCAACTGCGATAGCGGTGGAATTTGGCGTTGGCTACGGCGGTGTTTTCAGTAATTACCGCGTGTTTGAATCTTATGCCTGGATGCACTCAATCTATGCAGGGTGGAAAAACCCAACTACTGCAGATGGCCAATTTTATGATGCGGTTATCCCAGGGTATTTGGAACCCGAAATGTTCCCACTTGGCGATGGCAAGGGTGATTACTACCTATTTATTGGCCGGCTTATTGATCGAAAAGGCTACCGAATCGCTCAAGAGGTATGCGAGCGCCTAGGCAAGCGCCTTATCTTGGCAGGTCCAGGCGAGCAAATTGGCTACGGCGAGTTTGTGGGAAGCGTAAATCCTGAAGAGCGTGCTGCGCTTATGGGCGGTGCAATCGCTACTTTTGCCCCAACCCTTTATGTTGAGCCGTTTGGGAATGTGGTTATTGAATCTCAGGCTTGCGGTACCCCAACTATTACTACCGATTGGGGCGCTTTTACCGAGAATAACCCCCACGGAATTACAGGTTTTAGGTGCCGAACTCTCAAAGAGTTTATGGATGCAGCCGAGAATGTGAAGCAATTGGATCGCGCCGCAATCCGAGAGCGTGCGGTTTCTCTCTATAACCTTGATACTATCGGCGCTCAATACAACGATTATTTCCAACGATTGCTTACCTTATGGGGCGATGGTTGGTATGAATTGGGGGAATAATGAACCGCAAAGAGATTTTAGCAGAGGCCGATAGGCTCACTCACGGCGATAGAGAAAAGAATTATGGTTCAGCTTTAAGCAACCATCAAAGAATTGCCTCTTTATGGTCAACATTTCTACAAACTGAAGTAACACCGGCGCAGGTTGCAA